TTTTTATTTTGTTTATATCTATTCTCATTACGCCACCTCTTCTGATTTATGAACAACTTGAATCCTGACATAAGACAAAATATTATTTTTGTCATAATCCCACAATTTATAACTTTCTGTTGAATGTAATTCACATTCATGCTCAATCATAAAATTAACTATAAAATTAGTCATGGTGCTTAAAATCGAATTAGCTAAACTGTTTTTATAATTTGGGTTATCGCAAGATTGATATTCTAAACATTTAATCATTTGGATAACTTGCAAAGGGTTTACAACCTTAAGACTACCAATTGATAAATTATTAAAATCAAAAGGTTTATTATCATCATCATAACGATAATTTACACCTTCACAATTTGCCTTAGATAATTCTCTGGCTACATTACCAACAGAATCAAATTTTATTAATTTATCTTGATAATAATAATTTAATGAATCAAGCCCTTTTAATTTATAAACATATAAAACGATTTGCTCTATATGTTCCTTATCTACTATGTAACTACTCATATTTGTTTCTCCTATATGTTTAATTAATATAAGAATTAAAACATGTATTAATGCACAAAACAACCTTTTTATACTATTTAATTAAAATTAATTACATATATTTAATCTAATTAAACTATAATTAATCGGAATTATGGACAATAAAACACCTTTAACGCCTAAAAAACGAGGACGTAAACCAATTAATATAGATCTGGACAGAGTGGAATACCTGGCATCTCTAAACATGGGAATAATGGATATTTGCAAGTCTTTGGGCGTTGGTTGGGACACTTTTAACAAACATAGAAACAAAAAAAATTCTGAATTGTCGGAGAGATTAGCCATAGGAAAATCTAAAGGGTTAGAAAGAGCAACAGCAAAATTAATGGACAAAATAAATGATGGTGAATTTAACGCAATACAATTTTATTTAAAGAGTGCTGATCGTGAGAGATGGGCGGAAAAAGTAGAAACCAAAGTCAATATAAATCTTAATGAAATTATAAATCAGGGAAAAGGTAGGCTTATTGAGGGGGAAAAAGTAGAAGAGGGTTTAATAAAGGAACGCTTCCTTTGTCAGGATAAAGACAACCAGGACAATGACAATGAATAAAACTATATCTAGCCCAATCTTTCTCACGTTCGCACGTTAAAAAGGATCTATGATTTTTCTAGGCAAAAATAACCAAATGACCCCCCTTTTTTTTCGCGAGTGGTAGCGTTATATATATAACTAATGAACTAAATTTTTTTTAATTTTTTTTAAAGGAGAAAAACAAAATGAAGTACGGAGCAGAACAAGAGAAACAACTAATGACCGAACTCTGGTCAATCAATGTTAAAGACGACCCATTAAATTTCGTCAAGTTTTGTTTCCCATGGGGAATGAAGGACACCCCCCTCGAACATTTCTCTGGCCCAAGAAAGTGGCAAGAAAAAATTTTGCGAGAAATTACAATACACATTCAAAGAAATCAAAGTATCACTATGCCAGAAATGTTTAGGATGGCAGTTGCTTCTGGTCGTGGTATTGGTAAATCAGCTTTAGTAGCTTGGCTAGTCTTATGGATGCTCTCAACCAGACTTGGCTCAACTATTATTATTACCGCTAACACCGAAAGCCAGTTACGTTCAAGAACATGGGCGGAACTAGGTAAGTGGATGACCCTAGCTATAAATAGTCATTGGTGGGATAAAACTGCAACCACAATCAGACCAGCTAAATGGTTTGATGAAGCTCTTAAAAGAGATTTAAAAATAGACACTGGTTATTACTACGCTCAAGCACAATTATGGAGTGAAGAAAATCCAGATGCTTTTGCTGGTATTCACAGTAACTATGGTGTCTGTTTAATCATGGATGAAGCTTCAGGTATTCCAGCACCGATTTACAGCGTTTCTGAGGGATTTTTCTCCGAACCTACAGCTGACCGTTATTGGTTCTGCTTTTCCAACCCTAGACGTAATACTGGGCCTTTCTACGACTGTTTTAATAGCAAGCGCGCATACTGGAAAAATATTCAAATAGACTCACGTACTGTTGAAGGTACTGATAAAGATTTATTTCAAAAAATGTTAGAGCAATATGGTGAAGATTCTACCGTTGCAAGAGTAGAAGTTATGGGTGAGTTCCCTCGTGCGGACGATGACACCGTTATTCCAATGGATTTAATTAAAGCTGCTATTGATCGTGATGTCACGCTAACTGCTAGTGAGCCTATTGTTTGGGGTTTAGATGTAGCACGTTATGGTGGCGACAACTCGGCTTTGTGTATTCGTCAAGGTAACACTGTCTTAGATATACAAACATTTAACTCTATGGATCTAATGCAATTGTGTGGTGCGGTAAAAAATAAATATGATGACTGCACCGCTTTAGAACGTCCACAAGAAATATTAATTGATGTCATTGGTTTAGGTTCAGGAGTAGTTGATAGACTCAGTGAGCAAAATCTTCCCGTACGTGGCATCAATGTTGCCGAGTCACCATCCACAAAAAATAATTATTTAAACTTACGTGCCGAACTTTGGTTTGCTATTAAGGATTGGTTGGCGCAGCGTGATTGCAGACTTCCTAATGATGATGAGCTTGTTTCTGAATTAGCTGCGCCTTCATACAAATATACGTCAACTGGAAAAATAAAACTAGAAAGTAAAGAAGAAATGCGTAAGCGTGGTATTAAATCACCTGACAAAGCTGATGCACTGGCGTTGACTATGGCGAGTAGTGCTGCAAGTTTTGGTGGAAGCGTGAACTATTTAGGTTATAATTTCAAGAAACCTCTGAAATCAAGAATACTACGAGTAGGATAATTATGAAAAATTTAATAAAAAGAAACAAGGCACTAGGTCAATTAACAGATAGAGAGATGCAAGTGCTTAAAAGAATAGCAAATGGTCAATCAACAAATCGTCAATTAATAGGAGATGATGCTATGCAGATTGACAGAATTTTGCAAAATAAAAAAACTGTAGGAAGTGGTCAATTAACAGAGAGAGAGCTAATTAGACTTCTTAAAACACTAAAATAATACAAGTAGGATAATTTATGGCTAAGTATAAAAAATCTGCAAAAGACAAAAAAGAAGAAGCTGCGGAACAAACCAAGATATTAAATTTAGAATCCGTCCTAAGATCAGAAATGGACGATGCCAAAGATTTTATTAGTCAAGTTGGTGAAGAGCGTGCTGAATCTACAGAATATTATTTAGGCAACGAACCAGAAGAAACTAGCACTTTACAATCAAGATTTGTTTCTACTGATGTGCGCGACACAATTTTATTTATGTTGCCATCTATCATGCGTACTTTTTTTGGTACGAAAAAAATAGTTGAGTTTGTACCTTATGGGCCAGAAGATATTCCAGTTGCTGAACAACAAACTAATTATATTAATTATGTAGTACAAGAAAAAAATCCTGGTTTTAAAATTTTATATGATGTTTTTAAAGATGCCTTAGTTAGAAAAGCTGGTTATGTTAAAGCTTTTTGGGATGACTCTATTTCTTCTTCAACCCACGAATATACCAATATTGATCCTGCTCAATACCAAGCTTTAATTATGGATGAAAATGTTGAGATAGTTTCTGAGTCGGTAGAAATGAGTACCATGACAATGATTGATCCGATGACTAATGAAGAAATTACTCAAGAAAGTCCTGCTAGTTATGATTTAACAATCAGAAGAATTAAACAAAAAAATCAAGTATGTATTGAAGCTATACCACCTGAAGAAGTATTAATTGCTCGTCATGCTCGAAGTTTAGAAGAATCTAGTTATGTTGCTCACCGTATGGTTAAAACGGTTTCTGACTTAGTTGCTATGGGCTATGACAGGGAAGAAATATCTCAACACGCAGGTTATGGTAGTTCCGCTGTTGATGTTGAAGCGTTTGAAGAGCAAATAGCTAGAAACCCATTTGATGACATTGTTTATCCTGATCGTGCAGATACAGGTTCAAAAGATGTTTTATACATTGAACATTATTTATTTTATGACTTAGATGAAGATGGTATAGACGAAAGAGTTAGAGTTTGTACGGTTGGTGAAGGTTTACATATTATGGATATGCAACCGTTTGATGAGTTACCAATTATTTCTTTTTGTCCAGATCCTGAACCACACACAGCTATTGGTTCATGTCCTGCGGATTATTTAAAACCTATTCAAGCAGCTAAATCACAAATTATGCGTGATACTTTAGATTCATTAGGTCATGCTATTTTCCCACGTATGGGTATTGTTGAAGGTCAAGTTAATATTGATGACGT